CAGGAGATCAACCTCGTTGCATTCATGACAGAATTGATGATGAGGTGTGAATTCAAATGAAAAAAACTCGTTATGTATATACGCACAACTTTCATGGCACACCTAACAGTGCTAATGCGAATGAAGTTCGGAACTTTTTTGAATCATGTAGAATAAAATTACATATCGACTATGATAAAAAATACTTTTATACTTGGGAAGATGCTGGATATGAATGTTCTTGGTTTACATTTTCTCATGTAGAAGAGGTGGAGATTTCTCAAACGGTAACTAAACTTGATTCAGAAAACAAATATGCTAATGGCATGAACTGGAAAAATGTTGGTAACCCTTATGCTAATTCTCGTCTTCGTAAAGTAAATACTAATAATAAAGGTCACAATGTTAAAAAGTCAACCAAACTTCCAATCAATCCAAGAACAGGACTTCGTGATGGTGGAGTGTGAGTTTAAATGATAAAGACACATGAGTTATTCCCTACCAGAGTCTATGAGTTTCGCCTAGAAGGTGAAGACATGGCGATCTCTGATCAGGCATTGGAGTTTATCAAGACTCTCGAAATGCAGATGTATAATTTCCCTGCTGGTGTTCGTACCAGTCGGGGGGACATACATAAGGAAGATGAGATGCTGCCTTTAACTGGATTCTTCCATGACTGCCTGGACTACATTCGTTGCGACCTTGCGCTCCAAGCACAGGAACTTCGTATCTCTTTGTCTTGGGCAAATTGGGCACCACCTGGTTCAGGTGCTGGTCATCCTCTTCATCGTCACAATTATTCTTATCTCTCTGGCGTATACTACTTCACCGAAGGAAGTGATACTGTCTTTCAGGACCCTGTTGATATCCGTAATCTTGATACCTTGGAGATTATTCGTGATTACTTCGACGGACCCTTTGAAAATATCAAGGCAGAACCTGGCAAACTTCTTATCTTCCCTGGATGGTTAAGACATTATAGCAATCCTCATGGTGGGGACAAAGATCGCTATACTATGTCTTTCAATTCATTGCCTCATGGACCTGTAAATGCTGGTCCCCAAGGTGTACCAATGGCAAACCTTAACATACTATGATTAACTCTGAACGGTTTGATTTTTCATCTATCTTTGGTGTGGTCAAATCAACTGATGGTTTAAAGAGACCACAGACGAGACCACTCCGAGCAGAAGTCCAAGAGATTTCTATTGCTAAGTACAGCGACAATCAATTACAGTACGTTGGCGACACTGATAAGGGTAGAGACTTCTATGGATTAGAAGATGAACTCTTCTATGAGTCTAAGGGTATGGACAACCTCTTCTGTAAGAGGATTCCCTGGACGAAAGAGATTACACTTAAAAACTTTCAGGGAGCGAACCTAGGTTTACCTGAAAAAACCTTTGACTACATGCTACTATGGGATACCAAGCAGTATACTGTTGGTATTTGTGACTGGGAATCCTGCATGAAGCACACTAAGGTCAAAGATGCACTTATCTCTTTCCGAGTCCATGTTGATGATATAACATTTCTTGCTAAGAATGTTATTCCAGTAGAGAAGGAAGACTTCGCTACTAAACTTTATAATCTAATTGAGTCAACAGTATGAAATTATTGAAGACACCCCTACGTTATCCTGGTGGTAAGTCAAGAGCAGTCACTCAGTTGTACAACTGGTTTCCTGGTGGTATAACAGAATACCGAGAACCTTTTGTCGGTGGTGCTTCGATGGCATTATATTTCTCACAGTTAAACCCTGAGATCCCTGTCTGGATTAATGACAAGTACACCTATCTCTATAACTTCTGGTTACATCTTAGAGATGAAGGAGACGACCTATCTGATGTTTGTTATGCAATTAAGGAAGAGCACCCCACACCTGAACTTGCTAAGGAGTTGTTTATACGAAGCAAAGAAGAAATATCCAAAGCCGATCCTTTTCGTCAAGCTGTTCTATTTTGGGTTCTTAATAAGTGCTCTTATTCAGGGTTGACTGAGAACTCTTCTTTCTCTGAGTCAGCATCAAATCAAAACTTTACTAGACGTGGAGCAAGAAATCTAAAAAACTATCAAGACCTGATTAGGGATTGGCATATCACTAACCTAGACTACACCGAACTTCTTGATGATAAGGATTCTTTTGTTTTCCTTGACCCACCATATAGGATCAAATCATTCTTATATGGTACCAATGCTGAGATGCATAAGAACTTTGATCATGAACGGTTTGCTGATTCATGTAAAGAGTGTCCTAGTAATTGGATGATTACATACAATGTCGATACAGAGATCGAACGTATGTTCAAGGACTATCAGCAAAGGTATTTCCAACTTACCTATGGCATGAAGCATCGAGTAAACAATAAGAAGTCTGAACTTCTCATCAGTAACTACAACGTAGAACCAGTTAACCCTCTCCAAGAGTTTCTTTATGGACAAGTTTGAATACCAACTCAAAGATTACCTCAATGGTATCAATTTGAAGCAGGGTTCTCTTCATGAGGATGATCGTGCCATGGCAAAGTATCCAACCTTTGTTGTTAACAAGTGTCTTGCTGGACATCTTGACTGTATTTTACATGTCAATCAGATGAATATGCACTATGAATTGGACAATGATATGCAATATAATTATTACCTACATAGTATTAGGAAATCCAAACGCTTTGCGCCTTGGAACAAATACACGGCAGAAAATGATCTAGAACTAGTAAAACAGTTCTACGGATATAGCACCGACAAGGCGAGAGATGCCCTGAAACTGCTCAACAAAGATCAGTTGGAAGTCATCAAAACTAAATTAAATGTTGGAGGAAATTCAAGATGACTAGTGAAGAGATCACCTGGTCTCAGGATATGATGTTGGAAGTTGCACTTAAAGAACCTGATGACTTCTTGAAAGTGCGTGAAACTCTAACCAGAATTGGTGTAGCGTCTCGTAAAGATCGTAAACTGTATCAATCCTGTCATATTCTGCATAAGAAAGGTAAGTATTACATCGTTCATTTCAAAGAGTTGTTTGCTCTTGACGGTAAACCAGCAAACATTACTAAGAATGATATCGAAAGAAGAAATCGTATTGCTAAACTGCTACTCGATTGGGGTCTAGTTGAGTTTCAGGGTGATGATTTAGTTGAGATTGCTCCTCTGAATCAGATCAAAGTTCTTTCTTATAAAGATAAGCAAGAATGGACACTCGAAAGTAAGTATAATATTGGGAAGAAGAAAGTCGTTGCTGAAACCTAACCATGTATGAGGAAATGGATTGTTATGATAAAGCGATCCAACTCTTCGGAACAAGAGTTGGTATGATTTGTGCCATGGAAATGGCACAGAAACTTGATGCTGAGACTGCCTATGCCAATATCAAGATTGAGTTGAAACACTTGAAAAAAGTCCGCAAAAAGTGGAACAAAGAAAACTGTGATGATTGCTAAATGAAATTTATTGGACTGAGAGTCGAAGACCATGACTCCAACATTTGTTACACTGATGGAACCAAAGTGAAGTATCTCTCCACGGAGAGATATTTTCATATCAAGCACCATGGACTAGACAATACGTGGCAGTGGCAAGACCTTACTGATGAGTTGGGTGTTCATATCAATGAGGTCGATGCCTTATGTATTGTTAGTGATCAAATAACCTTTGATGAGAATGAACTCTATCGTGAGATAGATATCGGATTGCCTTGTAAGACATTTGCAATAGACCATCACTGGGCGCATGTGCTTTCGCAATGGCCAGTAGGCATCCCAGATACTAACTATGTCTTTGATGGATATGGTAGTAACGATCGGTCGCATTCTTTGTTTGAAAATGGAAAACTTAAAGTTGCCCATGACGTAAACACTACTGGATCCATCGGTATTGAGATGGCAAAGGTTGGTGCCACCTTAGGACTGAAAGATGTCACTCCACATGGTCTAGATCTTGCTGGTAAGATCATGGGACTAGCAGCATATGGTCTCATAGACCATAACTATATGCAATTCCTTGATCAATTTTCTATTGATCAGATTAAAAATATTTGGAACTTTGATCAATGGACTCGCAAGTGGGATGAGTCTTTTGATATCAACTGGTTACGCACTGTTCATGAGATGACAGCAAATAAACTAGCAGACTATGTTGGTGATGGTGAGAACCTAGTAGGTCTGACTGGTGGTGTGGCACTTAATTGTGTATTCAATGGACGTATCACTGAGAGAGGACAACAGATTAATACTATTCCACATGCAAATGATTGTGGATTGTCACTTGGTGCAGTAGAGTTTCTTAGGCAGCACTATCATTTAGAAGAATTTGATGCTACTGGATTCCCATTCTGGCAGGAAGATGAAGCACCTGAGGAAGTTAACGATGGCACTATCGAAATAGTTGCCGAGGAGTTAGCAGCAGGTAATATTGTTGCATGGTATCAAGGTCATGGTGAGATTGGACCTCGTGCGTTAGGTCATAGGAGTATTCTTGCCAACCCTAGACTCACAAACATGAAAGATGTTTTAAACAGTAGAGTAAAGCAGCGTGAGAACTTCCGTCCATATGGGGCATCAGTGCTACGAGAAGACGCCTGGAAGCACTTTAACGTACATGAGTATGCATCTATGCCCTGGATGAATGTATCAGTTGAAGTTCGTGATAAGGGTCTTCAATCTGTGACACATATTGATAATACATGTAGAGTTCAGACAGTTGAGGGTGATGACTGTTACGCTAGACTACTTAGGAAGTATAAAGAACTTACTGGTGACAGTATATTGCTCAATACATCACTGAATTTAGGTGGTAGTCCTATTGCATCTGCTTTCTGGGAAGCAAAGGAATTGTTCTCCAAAAAAGATATTGATTTTTTAGTCATTGGGAACGATGTATTACATAAATAGAAGGGCCTTACTCTTTACCTATGGACTCAAATCCAAAGAAAGAGGAATCCAAAAAGGAAAACAAATTTGAGTGGGCGGATGAGGGTGTATCAACTCTCGTCCGAGTTATAATTCTTGGATGGTCAGCAGCAATTCTGACCCTTAATTATGTAACTGTTCCTGGCGTTCCTCAAAAAAACATCGATCCGACTTTTATAGCCAGCGTCTTCACTGGAACGCTCGCGACGTTCGGTGTCATGCCTTCTAAGAAGAAGAAGGATGATGAAGTAAAACAAGCACCTACATTGGAGAAAAAAGATGCAAAAATTGATTAACGGAATCGCTTTACTTTCAGGTCTAGTTTCATTTTCAATTCTCGGGGGTGGTGTTTATCTTTACGTTCAAAAGGATACATTAATTGAGCAATCAAGGGAGAGAGTAACTGCTGCTATCACCGAAGCAATCACAGAAGCACTACCAGGAATGGTTGGTGGACTCATGCCTGAGATGCCTGAGTTGCCTGGTGCAACTGGCGGTGTTCTTCCTGGACCTGCTGCCCCATCTGCCACAGGTGGAGTCTTGCCCTTCTGATGGAGATCCGTGAAATAAGGATGGATAGTATTAATATCAAACGGATTGATATACCCGTTTGGAATTTTGATGATCCATCCGCTACATTATATGTAACTGCCCCTGCCACTGTTAATATCGGTGTTCCTGTTATTAATATGCCTGGGTGTGTGGAGGCGCACAAAACTAATAATTCAAAAAACAATCAGGTAAGTACAGACGATGAAAACGGTTTGGTCACGTACTGCGATTCTGGGTATCCTAGTTTTAATCCTATTCAGTTTGAACCTGAGCAGATGATTATCACTGGTCCACCTGCCGTAGGTGGTACTAAACCAGATAAACCTAAACCACCAGAAACAAAAACAGATACATCACCACCTCCACCACCATCTACTGCCAAAGTAGAATGTCCTACAAAGGTTCAGGTAGCACAGGAACCCGTAGGAACATTAGTAGAAGGATTTAGAAAGAGAGTTACTGGTTACGAACTCATTGATAAGACATGTGTTCAGATAACAGAATCAGTAGGACTTCCGACACAAATTGTTGCTGGTTTACCTAGTGGTGGACAAGTTGTGCAAGTGGGTGGTATTGCAGTTATTGCTACAACATCAGCACTATTAGCAAAACCGCTGGCAGACATACTATTGAAAGTAGTCAAACCAACGGTTAAGAAAGTTGTTAAAAAGATTGCTGCTATCCGTGGTAAGAAAGTTAAGGTCTTGTCTCTAAGGGAGCGCCAAGTAGAGCAGCGTCATCGGAATGAGGCGATACGGGTATTGAAGT